CGCCCATATCTCCAGCACCAGACGGATCATCGCCTACATAAGAGTTCATGTTTGCAACTTCAAATTCAGATCCATCTTTTCGTGTCAATGTTGTTGATCCAGATGGTTTACCAATACCAAAGGGGTATGGATATTCTTCATTTGTCATTTTTCCAATAGGATTTTTGTTATAAAACATTCTAGCTGCATCTGATATTGCTGTAACTAAATCATCAAGATTATCTACTTTTGCTTCACGCCAAGGATCATATGTTAAAGCTGGATAATTTGACCTATTAAAAGGTTCATTTTTAGGTTGATCGTTACTATCTCCACCACTAAAAGCATCTACTAAATTACTCCAATCCGCTCCACTAAAAAGTTCACTCACGATACTATCCTCGTGCTACTTGGATTTGAAAATAATCCTGTGTCATATCTAGCTTTACCTCTTCTTTCTAAAGCTGCTTGTGTTGCCAAACCCTCTGTTGCATCTGCAAATAACTCCAATAATGGCTCATATACTGGTAACTGGTTTAAACTTTCTGCCCTGGAAGCTGCCCTTGATGCAATTAATGATGGATTGGCTAAATTCATGTTTTGATTTTGTAATTCAGATCTTGCATCTTCTACTTTACCTTGACTTTGATTTCTGAAATTTCTTGCTTTATCAGCAATTTGCCTTTCCCAAAGACCTTTTTTCTTATCTAATTTTCCAAAAGTTTCGGCAGCAGTAGAACTGTTAAGCAAACCTTGATCTGCTAATGCAAGAACTAACTCTTTTGAAGCTTCTTGAAATTGATCGGTTAATTGTGGATTTGCATAATCTAAATAATTTTTTTGTTGTTGGTCATAAAATTCATCGCCAAATGCACTAAAAGTATTATCTATAGATTGATTACCCTTTTTGATTCTAGCTTGCCTTTCAGCTTCTTCTCTTCTTCTCTTGGCATCTCCACCATCTCCACCACCACTACTAAAGCACATTAAACTACCACTCCTCTCTTACGCCAGTTAAAATCATCTTGTTCATTTAAGATAATGGCAAAATTAATAAAATTTTCTTTGTTTCTGCCGTAATTTCTCAAAACACTTTCCTCTTTAAATCCTAAAAACCTTAACCAATTATGAACAGTTGTGTAGCCATCAATTGATTGTGCTTCAATCCTATGCGCCTTTGCCTTATTCAATACAGGTATTATACTATTTATTATCAGTTTTGTAAGTGATATGTGAATTTTTTGAAACTTGTTGGTCGCATATAGCCCACAATTATACACGCCTTTTCTGGTAGGGATATAAGTAAGAGCAGCTATTGCTCCATCTTCCTTTGTTCCACACACAATTGAGGTAGCATGATTTGACCAAGACCTCGATAAATGATCTGCTAATTCACTTTTATTATTGCAAAAAGTTAAGGCAGATATTTCCTCGTAATCTTTTTGTCGCATGTTGATCGCTACATTATACAAAGTTCCCAATGTTGCTTGTTCCCAAATCATTAACCACTCTCGCTTAATTCATAATGTAATGCCAAATTTCCTAACTTGGCTGCCCCAGCAGAACTGCATACTAACTTTGGCGCAATATGAGTTGAATAACCCACAAATGATGCTCTACCTAGACCATAAGTTGTTTTATTAACTGTTGCTATTTCTTAAGTTATTGTTATGTCGGTTGGATCTGTTGCCACACTTACTGTCCATTGATTAGTGCAAGACAAATCAATTCCAGAAAAATCTTTATTCGTTGCTGGTTTTTGTGCATCTAAAAATGGAAGCTGAATTTCTACTGTAGTGCTATCGTAAGTTTGTCCTGTTTCTCCACCTAAACTATATAAATTATTACCACTTCTACATAATACTTGTGTTCCATCATATGCCCAATTATCAATGGTAAAACCTGGCTCATATGTAGACCATGCGCTAACTTTGCTTGATGGAAAATAGCTAAACACATATACAGTAGATCCAATTGCTAACAAATATCTGCCATTTCTTGGATCAAGAATTGCCTGTGCATTTTCAGCTGCCGAAACATCTGCTGCTATTGCTGACAATATAGTATCGTCTATTGGATTTCCTATATCGCCAACAAAAGCTGCATTGGAGGAATCTCTGGCTCTTAAACTTCTAACTCCAGACTCACTTAAATAAAAAACATCATTATCTCCAAACTCTATAACGCTTTGTGGGGAAATTGCCCCAGTATTGTTTAAAACTTGAATTTGATTGTTTTGTGTTTCTGTAGCCGAAACAAACCATATCTGTATCGCTTCTTTTGCAAATACAGCTAAATTGGAATAATAACTTGCCATTGCTTGTAATGATTCTGATCCACTAGCGTTGTTTGATAAATTTATAAACCCAGCGCCTACACCACTATTGTTCCATTCGGTTGGATCATTAACACCAGAAAAATGTAACAATGAATCTGATAAAGCATACATTTTAGTTTTAACAGGTTTTATAAAAGATCCTGGAGTATAACCATTAACACTATTGCTGGTAGCCCCTCCGTCCATTATCGCTATTCCACCAGTAAATGCAGTTGTAACATTTCCTGTAACAGTAACTGCTACAGCATAATTATTGTAAGTTGCACCACTTTCCTTTGCTATAATGTTTACAAACGCTCCTGTTGCTGTCGCTTCATATTCTGGAGTAGTGCTAAAATCATTTATTGCATCAGCTATTAAAGATGCTGTGTTTGAATGAGAAGTAGCCCAAGGAATTTGTGCTGAAATTATAGTAACACCATTAACAGTTATGTTAGTTACTGCATTATCAACACCACCAGACATATTAACTAAACTTCCGACAGTAGCTGATCCATCTACTGCTGCTGTTACAGTATATCCATTAACAGTTACCCCTGTTGTTGCTGAAGTTATTGTAACTACTGCTCCACTCGCTGATGCTGTATAATTTGGAGTTGTAGTCGCAGCATTAATTGCATTTGCTACATTTGTTGCTGTTGTTGAGTCTATTCCTGTATGCGCCACAGCATTAGAAAACAAATCAACATTGTTCACTCTTACTACACGAATATTATCCCCAGGATTTGCTGTTCCACCTGTTATAGTCAAAGATCCTGTTGCAGAAGTTCCACCAAGAGATCCACCAGTAATAGAAAACTGATTTCTTGCTCTTCCATCGAACCAATCTGTTATTCTTGTTCCATTGTAATAATGATATATTCTTCCATCAGCAAATTGCGCTGATGCATAAACTTGACCATCAAAAAAATCAGTATCTAAAACTTTTGTTAATGCTGTTCCAGATGGGTGTTCTAATCTTACATAATTGACATTCGCTGGAGTTCCAGAAGCAAAGCTAACACTAGAAGAAGCATCACTACCAAATACATAAATCTGTCCATTTGCTGCTGCTAACCCTGTTGTATTAGATGGCAATGTAGCCAAAGAAACAAATGCTGGTCTTTTCTCAATTTCTCCACCCCTTGTTATATGAGCGTTTTTTATTGATACTAAAGTTCCAGAAGTAGCTGTTACATTAGATCTTCTTGAATCTAATCCACCTCTAAAATCTTCAACCAGTATATAAGGCATTTTAACTACTTGTCGTTGTAGCTATCAATGGAGGACTTTTCGGTCTATACATTCCCTCTGGTTCGCCACCACTAATAACAAAAACTTCTGATTTTGCTAATCTTGCTTTTAACCTCGCATAATGCGCTTGTGCTTGCGCTAATTTGTTTTGAGCATCAGCTTGTTTTTGCCTTGAAAGCATTTCAGCTGATGCATAAAGAATAATTAATTGATCGTCTAATTCTGCTGTATCAGTTTCATTGATTAAACCTCCTAAATTTTTAATTCCATGAAATCTAACCATGCCTATTTTAGAAGTAGAATTAGAGTTCGTTGATGGTATCGGCCAAAGTTCAATTTGATTACTTTCATGTGTATCGTAACATTGAATTGGATATGAAGTTATCCCTCTATCAGAATCAAATTGATTATATTGTTTAGCGCCAACACCATACTCAAGTTTTGTCCAGAAATCTCCATGCTTAAATTCAACCCTTTCTATTCTTTCAAAAGTCAAATCTGATGGAAGATTGTAATACCTCTGGTCAGCAGAAATATCTATATCTCTTATAACCCTCATAAAAGGCCATGCATAATCTTCCCATAACCTCCTTTGAGTTCTTTGCAAAACATTAATAAGGACATCTCTAGTAGATTTACCTAAATTTGGTTGCAATGAATGACCAATTTCAGATCGTAAATCATTAATTAAAATTGCTAAAGTAGTTCCTCTTGCCATGTTATGCTCCTAATATTTCTTCCCACCTTTACCCTGTTTTTTGCTCATCACTTACCTCTTCTGTAATTTCTTCTTCTACCTCAACAAAAGCTTCATTTTTTTCAGTTGTTGGATCATCTGCTATAAAATGACCTTTATCATCTCTTGCTCTTTTTTTAGAAGTCTTTGTTTTCTTTTTTGGCGTGTCTTGCTTCTCTTTTTTATAAAGAGCATCAAGATAACCATCATCTATTCTTGCTTCCTCAAATGATTTAGGAAGATTGCCATATTGACCAAAAACATCTTGAACTTTTTGATCGTCATAAAGACGACCTAAACGATCTCTTTCAGCTTCTTCGTCATGACCATAAGTGCCGACTACTTTAATATTAAATACAGCAGCTTGACCATGAATGTTCCTTAACATAACAATTTCTGGAATTGTTAAATGTGTCTTATTAAGAACATTTTGAAGATTGCCACCTATAGCAACATTTGCCGTTAATTGATCCATCATATAAATCCTCCTTTTGATTTTAGGGCAAGCCAGGGGATCACTCGCTTGCCCTTGTTTTTGTTTACGCTATTTCGTAAACACCATGACAATTCAATTGTGATGCACAAAGAACTGCCGTTGTTGTTATTGCACGATACATTACATATTGTGTCGCTGGTCTTGCTGGAGCATGACGCTTCATTTTTTCTCCGTCCATGTAATGTAGATACATTTTAGACGGATCAATGATATAACATCTCTTATCTGGATCTTTACCAGAAATAGTTAAATCATCTAATGATGGATCATACTGAAACTTAATTCCAGCATAACTAATGTCGCCAACAGAAATGTCGGTTTTCCCAGCAAATCCTGTTTGGCTATAGTTACCATTTCTTCTAATTTCGTCAGCTAAACGATCCATGAAAGCTGAACCAGCTACAGCGATTGATGGCTTACCACCATATCTCTTTAGCTGCCTTACTTCTGTGTGAAGAAACTCAATTAACTCTGATCCAGTTGCAGTATTTGCAATTGCAACATTATATCTATTTCTCCACCAAGTATTAGAAACTGTTGATAAACCACCAACTGTTGTTCCACTTGCTGTTGGATCATCAACGATAATTGATCTAATTCCAGCTAATGCATTTGCATCTCCAGAACCATCTCCATATAGAAGTGTGTTCATTCCCTTGGAATAACCCTCCATCATATCATCAAGCTTATCTTCTAAAAGATTAACTAGAACAGTAGTATCTCTACCACTATGATTTGAAGTGCCAGCACCAGATAGACTATCAGTAACACTAATTCCGTCCTTTTTAAGTTCGGTTAATGTTAATGAAATACCTGTGTGATGCTCTTTCCAAGGATAATTAACTCTCTCAATGTTAGCTGGATTTGCATAAGATACAGTATCATTATGAGTATAACCAGCAACTGTTGAGGTATAAGCACCCTTAACTGCTAGAGAAACATTTTCTTTACCACCAGGAAAAGTCTTTGCAGATTTATCCATTGCAGCAAGAAGAGGTTTGTCTTGAAGAGTATTTGCATACACTTTGCCCTTGTCTATATAATAGTCAAGAGCAGCATTAGCGATATTCGCTAATTCGGCTGAACTAAAAGCCATTTTTATTGCTCCTTAATAATTATGATCCTCCAGCCATAGCATTTTGTACTGCTTCCATCAGACTTTTTGGCTCTGGCATAGGCGAACCACCTAGTTTATTATTAGACATACTTCGTATCGGCCTTTTGACTCCCAATCTACTATGATGCCTTTTGGTTACAGTATCATAAGCTTCTTGGGCTAATGACTCTGCTTCTTTAGGCGTATTTGGTCGTCCTCGTTCACGAACTAAAGCTGATACTCTGTCGTCAATTTCATCTTGTTTGAGGTCAAAATCTGGATCTGTTTTTCTTGTTCTTTCTTCCCATTGATTAACAGTTTGAGCAATCTGGTTTACACTTTGCTGTTCATCTGCTTTCTTTTGCTGATCTACCAAAGATTGATTAGCATTTTTCTGCATCTGAACATCGGCTCTTGTTTTAGCAAGTTCTGCCCCAGCATCTTCGTCCATATATCCATCATCAATTTTTTGCTGAATATCCTCTGGAATTTTAGCGCCAGTTACCTCTTTTAAATTTGAAATAATCGGCTCTAAAGCTTTCAAAGCTTCCTGGGGATCGTTCTTCATTAGCCCCATGATAGTTAATCCTTGAGCAGTTTCTTGTGCAGATAAGTTCATCTTTTTTAAAGAATCCGTAATCTTCACATATTGTTCATGCCCTTTCTTAAAACTATTCTTTTCAGCAATAACTTCTTTGAATCTAGGTTGTAAATGCAAAGGAACTTTATCTAATTCATCGTCCTCTTTACTTTCAGTTTCCGTTTTGCTTTCTACTGCTTCAGTTTCAACAGTTTCTTCAGTTTTAACTTCTTCAGTTTTTTCCTCTACGGATTGCGATTCCGTTTCTTCTGATGGTTTATCATCATCTTTTATAGCGCTTTGTACTACAGATAATAAATCATCTTCAGTTTCGCTTTCTGTGCTAGACGATTGCACATCTTGATCTTCTTGCTTAATCTCAAGTTCGTCCTGGGTTAGCGAGTCATTGGACGATTTTGACTCTTCTTGGTCATTGACCATGTTTCGTCCTTTCGTTTGTTAAATTATACATATGTTGGTCGCAACTTTCAACACTATAGCTAATTTATATTACCAATAGGAGGTAAATTACTTCCATTTACTGTATTTGGGATTTGTGCATTATTTGCACCACCCATTGGCGAACCTTGTAAAGCTGGATCGCCTGTTCCCTCTCCTTGTGCTTGATTCATAGACACAATAGATGGAATTTTATCAGCGATAGCTTGTGAAACATCAAGCTTATCATCTAATCTCTTCAACAATTCTTTTGCTAACCAGATAGGATCAATTCCTGGTATCTGCAATAAGAATGGCATTATTCTTTCAATATTTGCTAACTCTGCTGCTCTGTTTGGTTTTCCTGTTGATCCAGCTTCTATTTCCAAAAAGACTTCATTCATTATATCTTCTCTAGTCATCTCTGGCCAAACAGCACCCTGTCCAACAATTTTTCTTACCTCATCAATAGACATTTCATGGAGCATTATTTGTCCAGCGCCCCTAGCAACTTCTGACATAAAGCTATCTAACTCATCAACATTTGCTCCTAATGACGACATTCTAGCAGATTCAGCAATACTTGTTTCTGTAGCTGTTGCTTTACTAACACCTCCAAAAGTGCTTTCTTGAGCGCCAACTACTAACTGAACATCATCAAATAATGTTTTAACTTCATACAAGTTAGGATCAATGCCAATTTGTTGAACTGGCTGAATTACATCATTAACCTTTTGACCAGCTGCTAAAGCTTGTAATTCTAATACGGCATTGGCTGGGTGTGTGGCTAGTTTCTCTTTATCGGTATCTTCCAACATTCCAGCTGGTGTTGCATATTTAGGTCTATTTGCTCTTCTGTGTTCTCTTAATGCTTGCCTTGCCCTATTGTATTCATTCTGCATAGGCATTAACAATTTAATATCTGATGGAGGATATAAATGATCTTTATGCTCTACTTCATTAAATACTAATGGATAGATAGGCCAAAAAGTTTCCACCTTAACATCTGGAGAAGATGGTTCTCTTAAAAAATCATCATATCCATCTGCTATACATAACTGTAATCCACTTTTAATATCAAAAACTTCAAACAATAAAACCAAACCCTCATTTTCATTAATATCAATTTCAGTAAAGGACGCTCTTTCATAATTACTTCTATCTGACATCAAACGACCTTTCATATCGTATGATCTGAATTGGTTTTTTATATCTACTCCATATATTTCCTTAATATCTTCTGGAGAAACATACATTTCATGGGCAATCCAATTTGCACCAACAAAACCTCTAATTTGTCTACATTTTGGATCAACAATAACTGCATCTGACTCTGGGAAATCAAAACTTAATCCCTCTCTAATTGTTACCATTGGCTCACTTAATAAAGCTTCTAATGATAATCTTAACTCTTCAATTTGAGGATCATCTTTTTGTATTTCTCCATCAGCAGCTTCGCTTGCTATTCTTGATAGATGGTCAATTTGCATTTGAAGATCGTAAATTCTATTAGATATTTCTGGCATACGATCCATTTCTCTTTGAAAACCTATTTTAACAAACCCAACACCTGTTGTTACAACTCTTCTTACTAATGCTTTCATTTGAGATTTGAACGCTGGCTGTTGCTCTGCCATAAAATAATCAAATAATTGCTCTAATGTCATTGCAACATTATCGAGCATTTTCCTATGAGTTTTACCAGATTCATAATCCTCCACAATTGATACAGCTTCTGGTGGTGGTGGTAACATAGATCTTCCAGCTTCAGAAACAGCTTGATATGCTGTGGCTAATGTCTTTTCATCTTTATCCCATACAGCATAATCCATTCTTTCTCTTCTGGTGGCTGTAGCTTTAGGGTTTTTTGCATATAATGATGCTGTCCTTTGCTGAACATGTCTTTGCAAAATGTTCGCTACATAATTCTTGTCATTCCATTCCGTATCATCAAAACCATTTAAAGCAGAATCCATATCCTTTTTCATCTGCTTGTATGACTTTTCGTGAAAACCTTTAGCTTGCTTAACTCTTGCCAACCAATCTGTTACTAAAGCTTTCCGTCTTTCTGATGGCTCATCTTTTTTCTTCTCTTCCTTGGAGATAATCATTGTTGTTTGTTCTTCTTTCATTACCAACCTCCAGTTGCGCTATGTAATCGTTCATGTTTTTTTTGTTGTTCAGAACCCCATTTAATCCAACCCATTGTTCCAACCTCTGGAATTTTATCTGATTTAGCTACAAAACCATTTGGTGTTACTGTCCTATCTAAACCCATTCCTACCCAAGCTATTGTATCTACAAAATCATCATGCCTTGAGTTTGGAAACTTTAATAATTCATCTACTGCTTTTTGTGTCCAGGGCGATACTTTGGGGAACTTTACTTTTTTCATAGCCATACGACCTAATATAGATTGCGCTCTTTGAACTTTATTAGCTACAGGAGTTACTTCTTCAATTCTGCAATATGTCCTTTCTTCAGCCATTCTTTTTCTTAAAAATGGTCTGATTGATTTACTTATATGACCTTTTTCTGCCCACCATATTAATGGTTTATGCTTTTTCATTAAAGCTAACATTGCTGTAACTACTTTATCTGTTGGCTGTTTCTCCCACCATGTATCAATTAAATAAATATCATCGTTTTCATCAACGCCAACAACCAATAAACATGTTGCATCATTTCTTGTTTTATCAATGCCTACAGCATGATCGCTGGCAGCATATATTCTTAAATTCCCTGGCAAATCCTTTTTATCGTAAAAAACTATATTTGATCTTTCAAACAAATCCCCATCTTCTGGAGTCGGTCTTTGTTGGTATAAAGAAATAAAACCTCTTTGATCTAATCTTCTTTGCGCTTCCATAAACTCCATGTCAAACCTTTCTGGCCATAGGAGTTCTCCGTTTTTTCTTCCCAAAGGATCATCATCTTCTGCAATAGCTGGTAAATTTATGATCTTCCATTTGGAAGCTTCTTCTTCTGTATAATGTGGGTTAGTTGGATCTGTTAATCTGCCAATTAAATCATCTTCATGCCATCTGGTTTGAACAATTACAATTGAAGCAGAAGCTGTCATTAACCTTGTCATTAACACTTGAGTAAACCATGTCCATAACTGCTCTCTTAATGTTGGAGAACCAGCTTCCAAACTATCTTTAATGGGATCATCTAAAATAACAAAATCTCCACCTCTTCCTGTTATTGATCCACCTCTTCCTACAAATACTGCCATTCCACCATTTGCTGTCTGTATTCTACTTTTTGATGCCCCACCTAGTCTTAATCCAAAATTTGGAAAAACTGTTTTATATTGAGCAGAAGTCATAATTGCTCTGCAATCTGCACCAAAATCTTTTGCAAAATCTTCATTATATGTAGCAAATATAACACTTCTGTATGTATCTTTCCCAACCAACCAAGGTATAAATCTTCTTGATATTAACTCTGACTTACCATGTCTTGGTGGCATACATACTATTAATCTAGGGATATGCCCTTTTTCAACCTTTTCCAAAACTTTTGCTAATGATCTGTGATGCTTGGCATCTTTAAATAAAGAAATATCCGTATTATTAAAATCATCTGGATCTGGCATTGTGAACTTTGTAAATTTTAAAAAATCAGTTCGAGATTCAATAGCCATTTTCTGCCTTTTAGCAGCAGATATTTTTAAATCCAAATCATT